CCATGTATTATTTGAGTTGGCATTGAATACAACACCATCTGCATCCTTGAAAATGCATTGCCAATGTCCAATAGGTAGGCGACATTGAGCAGCTAGTTGTGAGTCAGCATCCATACGCAACAGGCGATGGTATGACTCTGTGTCCTTGAAGATGTAGTCAGTCATCAGCTTTGTCTGCGTCCTTGAGTTTCTTTTGTTCGTAGTGAGAACGAATGTTGTTCAGTCGCTCAAGTGATGTCGCCTCTGTTGTCACCTCCATGCACTCGATCGTGAACTTCTCACCTTCATCGAAATTGTCGTGAAGTTGAGTGATTGCGAGTCGATTGATTGCACCTTGGAAGCTGTCGTAAACAGAAACCACCTCGCTTTCCTCCCAAGGAAGGGAGTAGCGCAGCACGTAAACGTTCATGTGTGTCCATGTGTGCCCCGCTCAGTGCGTGGGCAATAGGTACAGGCAGGCATCGCACCTGCCACGGGAGCTATGACTCACATACCCGAGTGGATAGATCAAGCAAGAGTCAAGGTCTCATGTTCGAGAACACGCTCAGCGCAGTAGTTCTCAACCACAAACCAGACAGCTTTCTCTTTGAGTTCTTGGAATGAGTAGTACTCAGGATCAGACACAAGGTCGTGAAGTTTCACGTCCATGTCATCAAGAACATCTTCGATGTCAGTCTCATGCTCATTAAAGAACTCACAGAGTTCAGTTGAGTAGATGAAATCTGAGACGCCAGCAACGCAGCCATACTTAGCCACGTCCATGATCTCAGCCATGTCATCGAAGCGACGATCAAGTACGTCGTTGAGTGCAGTCATGTGCAATACGTAAGTGTACAAGTGACACACAAGGTGTCAGTGCTGGGCAGGGGTTTGCACCCCGCCACCCGCTTGAACGGATCAGCAGTAGACGTAAGCCTTCGGCTCAGCGTCAGTGACAGGCATGTCGGATGCATGCAGTGCATTGAGCACAGTGCACTCACCGATCAACCGCGTCTTGCTGTTGAACGGAAGCAGTGCGTCATTGACCCAAAAGCCAAGGCTCATGTTGCGGTTGAGCAACAGGTTCGCAATGGCACGTCGTGATACGTGAGTGTACTCGTAGATGCTACCTTTACGGTAGGCAACCTGAACCACAGCACGCAGTGGATCGACGACGATACGCTCGACACAGTCAGATGTACGAGCAGGAATGGAAATGAACATGTAGTGATAGCAAAGGATTTGCTTGCGTCCTTGATGACGCAATGACTGGTCAGGGACTCGAACCCTGTGCACCCCGGTGGATGTCAGCCTGCCATGAGCAAACAAGGCGTGTGGCTCCGCCATACTTGAGTGTATACATCTGAGCCGGTCAACTGGTCAAGCACCGCTCAGCCCTACCTCATGGCCGACAGTTAGCTGTGGCTGCCGAGGTCGCAACGGGTTATGCAGTTGTCGAGGTTCCAGAGAGTTCTGATTGAAGGATCGAGACTCTCCTCCCCCTTTACAGGGAGAGTCGAGATACTCAATCTTCAAAGAACTCTTCTGATAGTCAGCATACCGCAGTGGATCGGTTGTGATCTGTATCAACCTGTACCGTAGTGGATGACAAGCCAGTGGTAGCAATGGTTATCAGTTGTGCTTATGGTCCAATCAGTTCTGCTTATCAGCTGAGATCTGTTGGTATGACTGAAGAAAGACAGTTGTCGAACTGGTCGCCGACAGATCGCACCACATGCACCTCACGCACGCTACATGTGGGGGCGCGGTAGTTGGAACCACGCTATGCCCAGGCGCGATGGCTAGATCGCATGTCTAGCGCGGGCATATACGCGCCCAGGCGACCCCCCCTATGGGGTAATTTGCGTCCAGCGCCGTCGTTAATAGGCTTCAGAAATTTATGTCACTTTTTTGAGAGGGTGTATTCCACGATCTCTCCAGAATCGGACAGCAATTGCAGTTGAAACACATCAGGACCGGTTTCAACCAGCCCGACAATTAACATACCTAGTAAAAACATAACGCTAGAAGGGATTAGTTAAATGATCAAACTGATCTTGTGTAATCGACGAATTAGCAAGCAAGTCAGCTACAAACAATTCCCAGCCCCTGCGTTTCATGTAGTTACTACCTACAAGAGCAGGGACATGCTTTTCTGCAAGTGCCCAGCTTGTATTAAATTGCTCCAACACTTCAGATTGCGTCATAGTTAAAAAGTAATATCAGGACAAAGCGGCGTACACCTTAGGAAAACACTGTTCAATTAACTTACGACAAGCATCAGCAATAACCTTATGTTCATACTGTGTACCATTACCACAACGTAGATCTGTGTAATGAATCCACGAACGTAAAGTACCATTCATGTACAACGTAGACGGAGTAGACAAAGGCAACACTTCACGTGCACACTCTTTAGCTACACCGGCACAAAGCATCTCGTTATAGAGGTACAACGCCTGATCAAAGAGTTGATTAGCTTTTAGTTGGAACTCTTGTACGGTAAACGGGTCCATATCATCAGTACTGTTCTGACGATTGAACACATCTTGTCTACGGATATCAGGTACTACAGGTCGTTCATTGACCTGAGCATACCGTTGACTAAACTCTTGAAAGCTAAAGCTACGGTGACGAAGGATCTGAGCAGCAATACTACGTGTAGTTTTGATCTCTACACACATATTGACCATCTCAAAGGGTGACCAATGCTTATGTTTAATGAGGTACTTAATCAAACGATCACTGGTCTCAGTGTTGTTTTGATTGTCAGGGTTTGACACACGTGCCATGTAGGCTACGAGGTCATCACCATTAGGTGTGGAATGTACGAGGGTAACGGGTGACATATAGGTGGTAGATATATGATGATAGGTGTATAAGTAAATACATTCAATGTATTACTAGATTCTTGATCATCACAGTAGTTAGTTCAAGTTCAGTCGTTGAAGCCTTGATTGTGTTTGGGTGTTACTTGAGGATTTAACATCCCCGGGTTAAATAGATAAAGGGAGAGTGTTACGTCTCCCTAAGTCACAGGAGGTCCACCCTTCCTCCTGTATACGGCGGGGATTAACCTAAACCCAGGTAGGGACTGTGGTTTGAGGATTGCCGCTTGCAGCTTGTCTTTGGTCTAAATTCATGCCCAAAACAAGGTGATTAGCACTTGCTTGTGGGTCATCTAGGAACTCAGCAAGCATTTGATTCCACTCATCACGTTTACGTGAGTTGATCTCTTCCTGTGCTGAGATACCAAAGGCATCAGTAAAGTATTTAACACCTTGTGCCAGTGCGTCTAATCTGTCGTCGTGTTTGACGGCACCCTTTTCCCGACACATACGGCTCATCTGATAGAAGAGCATGTACATAAGACGTTTTTCAGGTGCTTCGTCTTTATTGGACTTGTAGTCCCATTCAATGACGGATTTATCTACAACAAGCCGGTGTTGATTAAGTATAGGCTCAAGGGTATCAATGATCCGGTCTTCCTTTCGGACATTGGCACGGATCTCTTCGACATCAATACCTTGTTTAGTTTGTTGGAGGTGTTTTTTAAATAGTTCAGCAACGATACCGTCTCCGAAGTTAGTTTCTACGACAAGCTTGGTTACACCAAACTTTTTACAACCTCTTAGAATGTCCAAGAGTGTGTTGTCTGAGTATCCATCTCGGTAAGCACGCACTTCGTGCAAGTACAAGAAACCGTTGCGTTGGGAGATATAAGCTGCAGCCGTTTCATCCGTTCCACGACCCGACGGGTCAACAGAGCAGATTGTCTCAGCGTAAGGAAGCCATTCCCCCTGCTGTTGCATTGGACTGTAGAAATAATCTCCAGGTAGACCAACCGTTGGGAGTTCTTTGAGTACGTTTTTTGGGTCTGAGCACCAGACGATGGAATCAGGGCAAGTTTCAGGGTTAACAGAAGTAACCACGAGGTCAGCCATCTTGAGTGGGAATTTTTCAGCATCACTAAGTGAGGTGTCAAGCATGAACTGCAACATGAAGTTGCTACGACCCATGGCAGCTTCACGTTCGAGAAGATCATCACTAGAGAAGCGATCAGGATCTGTTACGTCCCAAGGTTCTGCTCCATTGTCGATATCTTCTTGCAACTGGGGAGCAATAAGTCCTTCGTAATTACTAAGCTTTCTTGGTACTCTTGCAGGCCAGACGAAGGGTCGATAATTACGTTCGGCAAGCTTACGATAGATAGTGAAAGTTGTTTGAGGAGTACCAAGGTACATAATGCGGCTATCATCTTTAGGAGTAAGGATAGATTCGGCTTCTGTACACAGTTGAAGGAGCTTCTCCCTCATCATTTCTGTCATTGAGTTACCAGGAACTTCAATGTCGTCGAGAATCATTAAATCGGCGCGGCTTCCTGTTAGCTGTCCAGTGATGCCCACGCTTTTTACGCTGGGGGCTTGGTGGGGAGAGCAATTCACATCGAAGCTTATTCTGGACCACCTTGCATCGTCTGATTTCGGGCGTAAATGAGAAAGCCATGGCGTTTCAATGATTAGTTTTTGTAGAAAGATTGACATGTTATCTGCACGTTCTTTAGACGCAGAGATAATCATGATTTTCTTTTCTGGGTTATTAAATAGTGTCCACAGAACGAAAGCACCGGTAATCCAAGATTTACCAACACCTCGGAATGCTTGTATCTGTAAACGCTTAGGACCGTGTTGAATGTAGTCTGCGATTGAGTACTGAGCGCGTGTAGGGGGCGGCAAATCAAGCTGCTGCCACAGTGCTTGTAGAAACAGCTTGAAGTCGCTCTGTAACGCCTCTAGGACGTTGTTCATAAGTTATTAAAGTAATTCGATACCTAGTGCGGCTAACATTGGGTTACCGATAAACATTGCTGAATTGGCTCTGTCAACAATGTCAGAACCACTTCCACCATTAGAAAAGCCACCAGGCATAGGAATACCGTTAGGTTTACCATTGCCATTTCGTTTTCCGTTACCGTTACGCTTACCATTACCGTTACGCTTACCGTTGCCGTTACCGTTACGTTTGGGTTTTTCAAGCAATTCCTGAAGCCTTGCAAGATCAACCTTTGTGCCCTGTGGAATAGACACACCCTTTTGTTTTGAGGTTTCTTCAAATTTATTGTGTGTAGCGGCAGGGATAACACGGACATCGCCGGAAACATTATCTATGTCTACGACAAATTTATTTTTGCCAAATTTAGAATAGACTTTTGATTCTACGTTGTCTTTATGTTGTTTAAAATCTGGATCAGAAATAGATGTAAAAGAGTTGGATCCACCGGCGCGCAGTGCTACATCATGCTCAACAATAGAAGGACTACCTCCTGCGGCATGCTGGTGAAGCGTAGAAGTAGAAATTAATTTAGCCTTGCGTTGTTGAGAGCGATAGTTTGAATCTTCTAAAATTCCTTTACTTTCAGCTCTTTTAATACGTAAATCATTTGCTCGGATACGCCTGCCACGTTTATTGACTCTAGATTCAATAGACACACTGCCTCTTCCATCAGCTTTAAGAAGAAAACCATCTGGTGGCGGACCAAGGATT